AATCCGGTAAATCTAAACGTCCACGAAGCCTAGCCAGTGGATAAGAGTAAATGGGGATACTCAAGGGTTGAAGAACTCTTAAAAAATTTATATACTTTTATATAGATTTACTACCCAGATAATTATATTCCTCAATAAACTCAGTATAATCAGATAATCATAAAATTATTATTATCTAATTATATTCCTCAATAAACTCGGTATACGTATAAAAATAGGGTAGAATCAATGTTAATAAATTATCAGTTTTTTCTAATACTCCAAATTTAATTAGTTTATTTATTGAACCCAATATTTTATCTATTATTTTTATTTTCATGATATATGTTTCATAAAACGTTTCATATGTGGAATCAATTTTTTGTGAAATATTTTTATGTTGATTTTTAAGTATGGATACATGTTCAGCAATTAATTGTTTTTTTTTTGATTCCAATGATTTTATTAATTGGTAATTATTTTTTAAAGTTAATATGTCATCGCCAGTATTAAATAACTCAATATCAATTTTCAAACAAGCATATAAAATTCTAATAAAAAATGCGTATTTTTTAACGAACTCATTGGATTTTAAAATATCGGCTTGATGTTTTTTATTAGTTTTACTATATATTTTTTTAAATTCTGGTGAGCTAAAATTTATTTCGCTTAAACTAATACTATTATTTATTGTTCCTGGTTTTATTTTGTAAAGGTTACAAATATTTTTAATTTGAATAATATCTAAACATTCATCATCCAAAAATTTACTATACATGCGATCAATATTTTTTATTATTCCAATCGACATCCGCGATATTTCCATATTTTTATTTAAATAATGCTTGTTATTCTTTAAACTATTGTTGTGAGGTTGCATTATCAAACCCCAAATGTAATAATAACAAACTTTAATTGGATAATTTTTTGGCTCTCTCTAAATATGCCATTAATATATAATGAGTGCCAGTTATGACCCAGTAGAATTTATGAAAAAAATTGAATTATTGACTATAGCCATTTTTGGATCATTTATAACTATTAAATTTTTGAATGCGCTTTATGATCATTTATACGAACCCGCGGTTGATGTCATTATTGATTCGGATAAATCGGATAATTATTATATCAAAATTGGTAAATATTATATCCAAATGGGAATGATAATTAAGGAATTTATTAAATGGTTTTTATTAATAATTTTACTTATGATCATATATAATTTATTTATTCACGGATTTAATAAAAAAAATTGAAAAATTAATAGATTAATTGTCCATATATTAACAATTTATAGCAGCTGATAATAGCATATAATACGCTTATCAGCAGTTGCAATATCATTCAGTTCCCGCAAAAAATGAATATAAAACCTATTCAATGCAGCAAAAAAAAACAAAATTGTTTTTCCGTTTTGGATCCGGATACAGAATCTACTAATGATTGGAAAGTTGTTTCCAACAATCACTATCCAAAAAATAATAACCAAAAAAATAATAACCAAAAAAATAATAACCAAAAAAATAATAACCAATACAAATATGTTCCAAAAACTTTACCTTGTCCTTCGAGAGCAGCAAATGCTCTCTCGGAGGCAAGGCTAAGTTCACAAGAAGATAGCTCTTTTTCAGCTGAGGAGGTTCTCCTCCTGCCAGCTCCGCTCAGGACTATTAAGGATTCTGACAAAACCAAATGTTTTGATCAAATAGATGATAAAATGGCATTATTTGAAAAGAAAAAAAGTACTATTATGGAAATCTTAGCGAAAGGTTTTTCCGAAGAAGAATATCAGGAGGCTTTACAATTTGTATGCATAAAAAATGGTATCTATTCAGAAAAAGATTTTGAAGATTGGTACATTATGTACGAAGCGCAATGCCTAACTTATGATCGCATACTGATGTCCCACGGTATTAAACCATGTATGTCAGATACACTATCGGAACCGATAATTGTTAACAAACCGGTAACAATCAGTGTTCCGGAAGTAGAATTTGTCGATCCTCCGTTACCGTATACATTTGCATTGCTTTGCGAATGGCAAAATCCTGATACACAGAAGTGGGAATCGGAAACGGTAGCTATAATGAGAACTATTATGGATTTTTGGAACATCATAAATAGTCTCGAAGGTAACCCATCGGATCCTAACAATAAATTTTGTTTGCCCTTAACAGGTAAAGGAGAAATAGCAGATAAATATTTCCAGTGCCTTATTTCGCAGAGCAATAAACAAAATTCGGATGATGGAATCAATATATCTGGCCCACAGCAAGAAAAAGTACGTAAAATCATTTCGCAATACAATGCACTTTTTCCAATTTGGTCTTTTGTCAGAGTTAATGATTCTACAAACAATAATAGCACAATTGATGTACCATTTATTCGCGTTGGTGGCCGTTCTGTTAATGATATTAATATTAACCTAAAGGATACCAGAGCAAACCAATCAATGGGAATTTATGTCATGACAAAAGATTTCACTTGTGGATATATATGCAATATGGTATTATCTTTTATTGGCGGTTGTCTTCCTGACGACATTATGTCGATTGTTTTCAATAAAACAATTGCTGTCAATGGTGCTACCTATTTTCGCGGTTATCGTTTGAGAATTCTAGTAAATACTTCTGAAACAAAAACCATTATTAGATGCAGGGATTATATTGAAACCGATTTCATTCAAGAATATCCCGGATATTCCAAGTGTCTTGTCCGCCGTCCGAGTATCGCCAAATAAAATCATAGAAGCAAATTATAATACATTATAACAAATTATAACGTATTATAAAAAAATCGTAACAAAAATAACAAAAATCATAACATTATTTATTTTTTGCGAAATTCTTGTAGACATTTACGACATACACTTTGATATTTATCGGCACCACCTACTAAAATTTCCTGGTCAGAATTAATAATTCTAATATTGAATGATGCTTCGTTATCTTTACAGCGCATGCAAATGGATTTAAGTTTAATAACATTTTCAGAAGTTGCAATTAAATCACCAATTTCTGGAAATAATTCTTGTTTGTATGAGCTTTCTAATGTGGCAACAATAACCTCTATGTCATTATTTGCTAATAAATTACAAAAATTATTTATTCCCTTAAAAAAAAATCCTTCCTCAACACCAACAACATTATACTTTTGACAAATTGTATCAATAATTTGTTGATCACTAAATTCCGATAAATAAATGATATCACATTTATAGTAACGCATTTCACTATGTGTCGTTACATGATGCGTATCATTTTTTCCCGATAAATTATTATCAAATCGAATATCATCAGAATGTTTAATTATTAAACATTTTTTTCCAGCAATTCTTTTCCTATCGACTAGACGAATAAGTTCTGAAGTTTTACCACTAAACATGGGTCCAATAATTGTTGTTATTGACATATTTTGCCTAAATTAATTATTAGTTGTTCTTTTTTATAATATTTTTATGCATATGACAAAATAAAATCATTTTTTATTGGCCAAATATTATTTTATTAATTTCTTCCTCTTTTTTAATTTTATCTTGAATGATATCATAATTAATTTTATTTTTGAAACAGTAAGATTTATCCAATAAACGAATAATAATATTTAAAGTTGGGATATCACAAGTTTTTTCAATGACATCGATAAGTGATAGATATTGTGCATCATTCATGTCATTAATTAATTCTTCCAATAAATCTAATGCTATTTCTTTTTTCAAAATAATTTTTTGCGAATTTTTTTTTCTTATTTTCAAAAGTCTATCTAATTCATCAATCGTTAAACCATCTTTTAAAATATTTTTGGATTTATTTTTTGATTTATTTTGGACAATAGTTTTTCCTGATTTTTGCATTGCTTCTATTATTAGATGTTTATTGTTATAAAACCGAGTTTTTAAATTTGTAACCAATCTTCTTTTAGATCTAATATGATGTTCATATTTTGGTTCAATATCATTTTCAATATCATCCAATTTATTTTCTATATTTTTATTATCCTCTTCCGATAAAAAATCTTTAATTTCATTGTAAATTTTTATTAAATCTTTTCTTTTGGAATTTAACAAATCTTCCATAATTGTTTTTATTCCTTTTTTCTCCCAGGTTTCACCATTGAAAATATATCCGTATCCAGAATTTAAATCAGTGTAACCTACATTATGATATTCTTGGTTTGATGGATTTAAATTAGTTTTTATGACTATCATAATAATAGGATTTTCATCAGAAGAAAATATGGCTATTTTTTCCTGGGTAGTTAACTTGTCAATTTCTTCCTGGCTAAATGGTGATATGAAATAATAATTATTAACAATAAGATTTTTATCTCCTATAATTTGGTTAATATTACCATTTTTTGTTTTTGCATTAATATTTATATTTTGTTGTTTTTTCATTTGTTTGTGCATAGGTGTAGCATTATGCCTTTTTAATGCATCAGACCTACTAAAATGTTTGTCGCATACTTTACAATAACTACTATTTTTTTCATTATTTTGTTTTTTTTTTATATGACACAATACTTTTCTATCAATATGTTTATCATATACACATTTTTGGTTAAATTGTTTTTGGCAACGTTCACATACATATACAACCATAGTATTATATATTTTGTTATGATATTTTTTTTTATGCTAAAACGGATTTGGTAAGTATCAAAATTATTCTACCTATTATTTAATCATCGTATGCATATTGTTTTTTATAATGACCAAAAATAGATTTTAAATAATCATAATAATATTTTATTTTTCAATGACTACCAAAAAATAAATTTTTAATCTGCACACATGAAAGTAACTTTTAACAACAATAATATGGAATTTTAATATGTGCACAAAAATAGATGTTTGGTAATGATAATAATATTTTATTTTGTAATGACTACCAAAAAAATAGAATTTTAATATGTGCACAAAAATAGATTTTTAATAATGACAACAATATTTTATTTTCCAATAACAAATAAAATATGGAATGTTTTGTGCGCATAAAAAATATATTTTTAATAATGGATAAGTTAATGATCAAATTTACTCCACCTTTTTTTTATTTTAATCCTTTTTTTTTGATTTTATTTAAATAATCACTCTAAAACAGAAA